TTTCTCCGCGCTCTGCAACGTGGATTCGTTCCCATCCAGAATGCGCCCGCGACACTAAAATGTTCAATAAGATGGTTGGAGCCCACAATTTTGCGATTGCAGAAGGCTACATACCGGATTCTGACGCCTATTTTGACTATATTGAGAGCCAATTAGGCTACAAGCAGTCAAAAGAAGACGATTCTGAGCAAGAAACGCTTTCAGCAGCGTCTGCGCCGGTACAATCGCGCTCTGCACCACCCCCTGCGCCATCTTCGCGTGCCGCTTCTGGATCGGGACGGCCTAATGTTGTCCGTTTAAGCCAGCAAGAGCGTGAAATGGCCCAGATGATGGGTATGAGCCCGGAAGATTACGCTAAAAACCGTGAACTTCTTCGTAAAGAAGGCAAGATTGGCTAAGGAGGCCCGTTATGGTTGATGAAAACTCTGGTTTGAAGCCGGTTCCGACACCCGCCGAAGCCAAAAAGATAGCGAGACAGACAATGCGTGAGGAAGATCCCCGTATGCGTGCTGCCGCGCGTGCGGAAGAAATCCGCAAACACCGTCAGGGCCAGAATCTTGATGAGATGGATCGGTTTAAGATCGACATCAACATCATTCCTGAAGGTTGGACATATGAATGGAAGCGGAAAACCTTGTTTGGCAAGGAAGATCCTGCCTATCAGGTGGAATTGTCCCGTCAGGGTTGGGAACCTGTCCCCCTTACGCGCCATCCAGAGATGATGCCGCAAGGTTGGGAGAATGAAGCCATTGAGCGCGACGGCATGATTCTTATGGAGCGTCCGTCCGAATTGACATCTGAAGCGCGTGATGTAGAATTGCGCCGTGCTAAGAACCAAGTTCGCGCGAAAGAGCAACAACTTGGCTCTGCCCCGGAAGGCCAGTTTGGTAGAGATCACCAGCAGGTTCGTCCGTCGATTAAGAAGGGTTACGAACCGATGCCGGTTCCTAGAGATTAACCCTTCGCCCCCGCTTCTAGGGAAGTGGGTTCGCTCTTTTGAGAGCTACGCGGTTGCCCGGCGCAATAGGTAGCTCATCCCTTCGGAGATACCGTTATGGCGAATACGAATGCGCCCTTCGGGTTTCAGCAGGTGAGCGGTGGTGGATCGGCCCCTACTTACGAGCAGGTGTCGGTTGTTATTGCTTACAATGCTTCCGCCATTTATTTTGGCGATCCCGTCTTCCCGACAGCAGCCGGTGGCGTTGCTGTTGATACTCCCGGCACGCAAGCTTATGGCATTGCCGGTATTTTTGTTGGCTGTCAGTACCTTTCGGTTTCGCAGAAGCGTACCGTTTGGAGCAACTACTGGCCCGGCACTGACGTTGCTTCCAACCAGACGGTTGAAGGCTACATCATCAACGATCCGAATGCTCGCTTCAAAGTGCAGGTTGGTGGTTCGTCCTCGACGGGCCTCACGCAAGCTGCTGTGAATGCGAACGTACAGTTCAACTATGGCACGGGCAATACTGCCTCTGGCATCTCTGGCGCGTATATTGAGTACAATAGCCCCGCCACGACTGCCACGCTTCCTTTCCGTGTTGTGTCTCTTGTCACTGATCCGCCCGGATCGAACGGCACCCAGTCAGGCGCTTACAACCAAGTTATTGTTGCATTCAATAACGTGGCTCCGAAGCAGCTTACTGGCCTGCACACCTAAGAGGAGTGGTGAACTATGGCTGTTAATCTTTCCGCCATTAAGGATCTGCTCCTTCCCGGCCTTCGTGGTATCGAAGGCAAGTACGAGCAGATTCCGTCGCAGTACGACAAGATCTTCCAGAAATTCGACTCGAAGATGGCTCTCGAACGTACCGCAGAAATGCGTTACCTCGGCCTCGCTCAGTTGAAGACGGAAGGTGGCCAGACTCAGTTTGATAACAACGCTGGTGAGCGTTATGTGTACAACCAAGAGCACACTGAAATTGCTCTTGGCTACGCAATCACCCGCAAAGCTATCGACGATAACCTGTATAAGACGCAGTTCATGCCGTCGAACCTTGGCCTGATGGAATCTTTCCAGCAGACGAAGGAAATCTATGGCGCGAACGTGCTGAATACAGCAACAACCTACAACGCCTCGATTGGCGGTGACGGTAAGGCTCTCTGCGCCACCGATCACCCGATTGATGGTGGCACGGTTGCGAACAAGCCTGCTGTGGATGTTGATCTTAACGAATCAACACTTCTCAACGGCATGATCTCGATCCGTACCAACTTCAAAGATCAGGCGGGCCTGAAGGTTTTCGCTCGTGCGCGCAAGCTCATCGTTCCTCCGCAGCTTGAGCCGGTTGCTATCCGTCTGACGAAGACGGAACTGCGCCCCGGCACAGCGGATAACGATGTGAATGCCATCATGTTTACGGGTGGTGGCCTTCCAGAAGGCTACATGGTGAACGACTTCCTCACCAGCCAGTACGCATGGTTCCTTCTGACAAACATTGACGGCCTCGCTTACATGGAGCGCGTCAAGTTTGAAACAGATATGCAGGTCGACTTTGTTACCGACAACCTGCTTGTGAAGGGCTACGAGCGTTACAGCTTCGGCTACTTCAACTGGCGTTCGATTTTCGGTTCGTTCCCGACTTCGTAATCTCTGGAGGGGCGGGCCAAACCCGCCCTTCTTTATCCGGGGTAAACCCGATCATACTGACAGCCCCGGCTGACGCTGCACAGACAGTGTGATCGTATCGTGCAGGAGGCCCAAATGGGTACGACTACGTTTACCGGGCCAGTTAAGGCGGGTGACGTTCTTGATACAACCGGCACCGCTGCTGGTGAAGTTAAGAATGTTGGCACTGTCATTCTGGCTCAATCGGCTGCTATTACGCAGGCCGATACTGCCACGGCAGCTACGACTGGCATCTGCATCCCAGCCAACAGTCATATCGTCGCTATTGACGTTCTGGCCACTGTTGCTTGGAGCGGTGTCGCTAAGACAATCAGCATTGGTACTTCGGCTACTTCCACTGAGCTTGTTTCAGGTGGCAACCTTGCGGCTATTGGCCTTGCGGCCCTGACGCCCGGCACGGATGCTACGCGCACAGGTGCTTGGATTGATGTCGGTACGTCCGATGTTCTGATCTACGCTCTTTCGGCCAATACGGGCGATGGCGTCGGTGTAATCACCGTTAGCTACGTTCAGGCTGAAGATCTTACTGCTTAACACGCCCTGATAGGAGATTGAGTTATGAAGGGACGTTCTAAGGGTTCCAGCAACATGATCCAGAAGGGCGTTATGATGTCTGACGCCGCCCCAACGGATGTTTACGCTGGCAAAGGTTCGGAAGTTGAAAAAGCTGCCCGTGCCAAAAAGAAGCGTGGTGGTGGCCTGAAGGCTGTCGCCATGGAAGGCCACAAAGGCATGAAGCGTGGTGATCGTCCTGCTCGTAAAGACGGTGGCCGCGCCACTGGCACGGGCAAGATGTCCATCGCTCAGTGGGATGCCGCTCAGTCGCCCAAGGGCTAATGAGCGCCTACAGTTGCTAAGTGGAGCGGGGGCCTTGCGCCCCCGTTCTGCTATGAATTTCTAATAAGTTTGCTATAATTTGTCAGCTTCGGAGGAAGATATGGCTCGCACCCCTGCATGGCAGAGATCAGAAGGGAAAAACCCTGAAGGTGGCCTCAATGAAAGAGGCCGCGCTTCTGCTAAGGCGGAGGGCCATAACCTTAAACCTCCGGTGAGCAAGGAAAAGGCTCAAAAGAGCGAAATGGATGCGGCCCGTCGCCGTAGCTTTTGTGCCAGAATGACTGGGATGAAAAAGAAGCTTACTGGTGCGGCTGCTGCTGCTGATCCAGATAGTCGCATTAATAAGTCTCTTCGCAAGTGGGATTGTTGATCATGGCAAAGAAGCCATTCTGGGAATCAAAAGCTCCAAAGGGGCACGAAACAAAGCATCTGGAAAAGAAACAGGTGCAGCAGGCTAAGGCGCGGGCCCGTGCGGCTGGGCGTCCCTATCCAAATCTCGTCGATAATGCCGCCGTGGCGCGGGCAAAAGGAGACTCCAAATGAGGCCAGTAGTAGTTTCGGTTGGCCCGTTAGCTGCGGCAGACGATAACGGGATTGTTGCATCGCAAACACCAACAGGTGCTGTGCAGCTTGCATTGAACGGTGCTTTGACGGACTTTTCCGCCACCAGCATTGCAGCGGCGCAAACTCTGGCTGGGGCTGGCGCTATGACGCTGACGGATAGCCCAGTTTACTTTGCTGGCAACCAGTACATCGTCATTACCTCAGTTGGCGATGACAGCGGCATTACTTTCACTATCACAGGGCTTGCCCTTGGTAATGTTGGCGTGTCTGAGACGATCACGGGCGCAAATGCTGGTTTTGTGGTTTCCACTAAGCAGTATTCGCAGATTGTCTCCATCACTGCCAGCGGCGCTTCGGCGGGTAACGTGTCGGTTGGAACATGGAGTGCCGCTACACTTGATGAGGCGCGTCGTGTTCTCTTCACGTTTGCTGGTGCTGATGCCGGTAAAACATTGACGATTACCGGCACTGATCGGTACGGCAATCCAATCTCTGAAAGTGTTGCTGGCGCAAGTGCTGGTACATCTTCAACGGTTCAGGACTTTAAGACGGTTACTAGCATTTCGATTAGCGCGGCTGCTGCTGGCGCTATCATTGTTGGTACGTCTGGCGTTGCAGCCTCTGATTGGGTGCGGTTTGATGACTGGACGCAGAACATGCTGTCCATTCAGGCCAATGTCTCTGGCACGGTGAATTATACGGTTCAGTCTACCTTGGATGATCCAAACTCGCCTACCGATCCAGTGTCTGTTGCGGCTATGACTTGGTTTACCAGCAACGACACTAACCTTTCCGGCCAGACGGTTGCTCGTCAGTCAAATACACAGATTATGCCGACTTATGCCCGCGTTCTTTTGAATAGCGGCACCGGCACTGTGACGGCGACGTTTACGCAGTTTGCTCAGGGCGCTTGGTAATGACTACGAGCGGAACGTATACGTTCAATCCTTCACTTGGCGAATTGACGCTGTATGCCTTCAATCTTTGCGGGC